GTGTACCGCTTCCTCCTCCAAACGAAAAACTGCCAGAAGATGTGGAAGTTCAGTTGTCAAAGCTTATTGCCGAGGCAAGTGCCCAGCTTTTACAGAGCAATACCGCTATGGCTCAGCAGAAACAAGCTCAACAACAGGCGCAAGACCCGCTTATTCAGATGCAACAAGCTGAATTGCAGATCAAAGCGGAAGAACTCAAGCGTAAAACTGCAAAAGATCAGGCGGATATGGCTTTAGCGCAGGCTAGATTGGCTATTGACTCTGAAAGAATCAAAGCAGAGAGCCAAAGAGAGGCTATGAGACTGCAATCCCAGCAGAAACAGACCGAACAGAAGCTTAAAGCTGATGTTATTACCAAAATGACGCGAGGCTAAATGACTAAACCGCTAGTATCCCTACTAATGGCTGCGTATAACAACGTGGCTTACATCAAAAACGCTATTGATAGCGCAAAAAAGCAGACTTATAAGAATTGGGAACTGATAATTCTCGATGATGGGTCTGATGATGGTACGTGGGAGCTAGCGGAGGTCTTATCTAAGGGTGATAAACGCATAAAAGTCCACAAAAATGGGGTAAATATTGGCTATAACAGCACAATGTTGAAGCTTTCTGGGCTTGCAAAAGGGGACTTTTATGCTCATTTTGACAGCGATGACATGCTTGAAAGGTATGCTATCGAAGAGATGTTGCTGGCTTTTGACCAGCTACCGAACGTAAAGTTCATTTACTCTGACTTTGCCCAGATAGGTAAGAAGGGTGAGGTCGAACATTATTCCCCAAGTCCCACATTTGATCCTAACAAATTACATCAACACGGCTGGAGACATTTTGGAATGTACCGCTCAGATGTAATGAAGCACATTCAAGGTTACAACGAGAAGCTGGCTAGTACTAATGGCTGTGCAGATGGCGATTTGTTTATGCAAATTGTTGAGAAGTTTCCTGCGGCACGATTACCTAAAGTTCTTTATTTATACAGAAACCACGGAAATAACATTAGTACAAAGAATGCTAAGTGCGAAGCGTGTCCATTAAGAATGGATTGTAACTTTGCACGAGTATGGTGTAAGTCGGCTAACTACGACATTACTACTTTTAAACCAATAGAGGTGCATCATGGAACTGAAGATATTCGAAGTCTTGAACCAAAAAATTAATGAGCGGGTTCAGGATATTAGTGGATCTTTATGTGACGGCGTAGCTAAAGACTACGCTGATTACAGGGGAATGTGCGGAGTAATCAAGGGTCTACGAACCGCGCAGTATGAGTTGAATGACCTTTTAAGAAAAATTAAGGATGATGACGATGAGTGAATTTGATGTGTCTGCTGTTGATCTTTCTGGCCTTCTAAACAAAGAACCAGAGGAGAAAGCACGACAAGTGCCCGATCCCGCTACTTACCATATTCTTTGTATGCTTCCCAAAGCTGAAGAGGAATTTAGCGAAACTGGCATTTTAAAATCAGCCACTGCAATGCTTCACGAAGAATTGCTTTCTCCCGTCTTGTTTGTGGCCAAGATTGGCCCAGACGCTTTTAAAGACGAAAAGCGATTTCCTTCAGGAGCTTCCTGCAAAGTTGGAGATTTCATCATTACGCGACCTAATACTGGGACGCGAATGAAAATACACGGTACCGAGTGGCGACTGATTAACGACGATAGCGTCGAAGCGGTTGTGCAGGATCCCCGTGGAATTCAGCGGCCTAACTTCTAAGGAGTAATCATGCCCGAAATTGAAAAGCAAGAATTTAGTTTTCCAGATGAGGAAAAGAAATCTGTCGTCGAGGATGATGGCGGGGTAGATGTAGAGATTGAAACCTCTTCAAAAGAAACAAAATCTACTCAATCTAATGACGATGACGAGATTGAAAGATACGACGAAAAAGTAAAGAAGCGTATTGCTGACCTTCAGTCTGGTTTTCACAGTGAACGTCGCCGTGCTGAAGAAGCTTCTCGTGAGCGGGAAGAAGCTATTGCTTTTGCTCAATCTGTGGCCGAAGAGAATAAAAAACTCAAAGGTTCATTATCTGAGGGGCAGTCAGCATTATTAGAGCAGGCTAAGAAAGTAGTATCTAATGAGGTTGACGAAGCTAAACGACGCTATAAAAGTGCGTATGAATCAGGTGATTCTGATGCTTTAGTTGAGGCTCAGGAGTTATTAACTTCTGCCAAAATTAAAATGGAGCGAGTAAATAATTTCAAACCCGCTTTACAAAAAGAAGAAAATGAAGTAAAAATCGCACCTAGGGAAGTCCCTCGTCAACCGCAAGCAGACCCTAAAGCTGCTAGATGGCAAAGCGAGAATTCTTGGTTTGGCAGTGATGATGAGATGACCAGCTTTGCTCTGGGCTTACATACTAAGCTCATTAAGAATGGCATTGACCCTAACTCCGACGAATATTACACGCGACTTAATTCGCGTATTCGCCAAGTGTTTCCAGAGAACTTCGATCTGGATAACAACGAATCGGAAGCTCAAACGAGTTCCGCTCCTCGTCAAAAATCGAATGTCGTCGCACCTGCGACACGGAGCACCTCATCTTCCAAGATCCGGCTCACTCCATTTCAGGTAACGATGGCTAAAAAGTTTGGTGTATCCCACGAACTTATGGCTCAAAAAATTGCAGAATTAAGAAAAGGTAATTGATATGTCTGAAACTCAAACTCGCGCTAAACGTGACACTGAAAGCCGTGAGGCTGTTGCCCGTCCAAAACATTGGATGCCGCCCCAGCTTTTGCCTGATCCTCATCCAGAGCCGGGCTATGCTTTTCGTTGGATCCGTGTTAGTACCTTGAATAAGGAAGACGCTACCAATATCTCTTCAAAACTGCGTGAAGGCTGGGAACCCGTAAAGGCTTCTGACCATCCTGAAATTCGTTTGTTTGGATCTAGCAGTCATGCACAGTTTCCAGATAGCGTCCAAGTCAGTGGTCTGTTACTTTGCAAAACACCCGTGGAATTTACTGAGCAGCGTAATGCGTACTATCGCAATCAAGCGGAAGCGCAAATGCAGTCAGTAGACAACACCTATATGCGAGAAAATGATCCACGGATGCCTATGTTCAAAGAACGTAAGTCCACGGTCACTTTCGGAAAAGGTACTTAAATTTTTTTGGAGACTTAAAATGTCAATGACCAATACCCCCTATGGCCTACGAGCCATTAACCGTAACGACGGCATGCCCTATGCTGGCGCTACGAGTCAGTTCTTGATTAACCCAACCAGTGGCGCTGGTACTAACTTGTTCTTTGGACAAGCAGTTATCATTGATGCAGACGGTTACATCGCTTTGTCTACCGCTACCGGCGCAGACTTAACTACCAATAACCTTGGTGGTTCTAGTTTGGGTGCTTGGGGCGTTTTTGTTGGTGCATCCTACATCAACGCACAAGGCCAGCAGATTTACGGTCAGTACTATCCCTCCGGCACAACCGGCGTGGTGACTGCATACGTTATCACTGACCCTAACGTGACTTTCCAAGCTCAATTGGATGGCCAAGTTACTCAAGCCGCTCTTGGCGCAAACACCTTCTTTGCTGCTGCTCAGTCTACTTCTACAGGTAACACCCGTACAGGTAACTCTACCAGCGCCTTGGAGAGCACAGTAGTTACTACTGCCGCTGCGTTTAAGATCATCGGTTTCGCCTCCCCATTGACTGATACTTACACTGAAGTGTTTGTTAAGTTCAATCCCGGCGCTTCCGCTTTCACTAACGCCGTTGGCATCTAAGGAGCTAAATCATGGCTATTTCACGCGCACAACTGCTCAAAGAATTACTCCCCGGCTTGAACGCTTTGTTCGGTCTTGAGTACGCTAAATACGGCGAAGAGCACAAAGAAATCTACGAAACAGAGACATCTGAGCGTAGCTTTGAAGAAGAGACAAAGCTGTCTGGCTTCGGTCAAGCACCTGTCAAAAACGAGGGTTCTGCCATCGCTTATGACAATGCACAGGAAGCATTTACTGCACGTTACACACACGAAACCATTGCGATGGGCTTTGCCATCACAGAGGAAGCTGTGGAAGATAACTTGTACGACAGCCTGTCTTCACGTTATACCAAGGCTTTGGCCCGTGGTATGGCTTACACCAAGCAAGTTAAAGCCGCTTTTGTGTTGAACAACGCATTTTCTGGCTCTGGCGTGACCTACGGTGACGGCGTTACTTTGTGTAACACTGCACACCCATTGGTCTCTGGTGGTACTAACAGTAACACTCCATCTACCGCTTCTGACTTGAATGAAACATCGTTGGAAAACGCTGTTATTCAAATCGCTGCTTGGACAGATGAGCGTAGCTTGTTGATCGCCGCTAAGCCTAAAAAGTTGGTGATTCCACCTGCTCTGCAATTCGTTGCTACTCGTTTGCTTGAAACCGAACTCCGTGTTTCTACAGCCGACAATGACATCAACGCTTTGAAGAACAATGGTTCAATCCCTGAAGGCTACTGCATTAACCACTACTTGACAGATACCAATGCTTGGTTCCTGTTGACTGATGTGCCTAATGGTTTGAAGCACTTCATCCGCACTCCTATGTCTACTGGCATGGACGGTGACTTTGACACAGGTAACGTTCGTTACAAAGCCCGTGAGCGTTATAGCTTCGGCGTGTCAGATCCATTGGGTATCTTCGGTTCACCCGGAGCCTAATAGGTCTAAAAAAAAGAGGGAGCTTCGGCTCCCTTTTTTCTTGCATTAGATTTATTGTAGTGGTATAAACATGTTAATCCGGGCTTATCCGGTGCATTAGACAGTCCCGGCTGACGACATACAGACTAATGCACTTAACTTGTATGTAAGGAATACATCATGGCACGTACTACGTTTCAAGGCCCAGTTCGTTCATTGGGCGGCATTTATCAACAAGGCCCAGCTACTGTTGTTGACATCACAACAAGCACTACATTAAGCCCAGAAGCTCACGGCGGTCGTATCATCGCTGTTGGCGGTTCTTTGGCGGCGGCAGTCACTTTGACTTTGCCAGCAATCAACGTTTCAGCAAACTCTACAACATCTGGCCCCGGCCAAGACCCAAGCACAGTTAACAACGAAGGCGTTGTTTACACGATCTGGGTTCCTACTACCATTTCTACAAATTCTTTGAAGATTGGTACAACTTCTGGTTCTAGCGATGTGTATATCGGCACTGTGATTTCTGTTGATTCAGACTCATCTGGCGCAGTTGTTGGCTTTACTGCCAACGGTTCTTCCAATGACTTCATCAATTTGAACGGTACAACTACCGGCGGTGTTGCTGGCACATGGATTCAAATTGTTGCAGTTGCTGCTGACAAGTACATGGTGACTGGAAACGTTATTGGTTCTGGCATTGTTGCCACACCATTTGCAGATTCCTAATCAACCCAAGGGGCTTCGGCCCCTTTTTTAAAGGAGATTGATTATGATGCAAACAGACGTTAAATCGGGCCACCTTAACAACTCAGGTTTTGTTGTTTTGGGGCGCAACAGGCTCAAAGCTGTTTCTATAGTTGGTACAGCTAATGCTGGAACGCTAGACATTTTTGATACAACTACAGCACCCGTTGCTGCAACGTATTCAAGAACTGCTGCGGTTATTACTGTTACCAAGGTGGCCCACGGTTTGGTTACCGGCAACGTAGTTGGATTGACTTTTGCGACAGCAAGCGGTTCATCTGGCACAAACGGTAACTACACAATTACACGCACAGGCGCAGATACCTTCACAGTTACAGACATTAACTCTGGCAACATTGCTGGCGGAACAGTAGCCGCATACGCATCTTTATGGCTTGCTAGTTATGACATTGGCGCAGGTGACTTGTTTGGTAATTTTGCGTTGATTCCCGGAGAAGGGATACTGGTTAGAAACGGCATCTACTTAAGCATGTCTAACATAACTTCTGCGAACATTTACTATGGCTAAGTCACCAGCATGGCAGAGGAAAGAGGGCAAATCCGAGAAGGGCGGCTTGAACGCCAAGGGTCGGGCCTCCGCGAAAGCGCAAGGTATGAACTTGAAACCTCCCCAGCCGGAAGGCGGCTCACGGCGCGACTCTTTTTGTGCAAGGATGAGTGGCATGAAGAAGAAGTTAACCTCTGCCAAGACAGCCAACGATCCAGATTCACGGATCAATAAAGCATTGAGGGCATGGAATTGTTAGATATAAACACCGCTTGGTCTGCCGTCCTATCTTTAGTGATGGGATTGCTAGGCTATATGATGAATGAAAAGTTCAGGGAACTGGCTCGTGTCACGATCCTGTTGAACAAAACTCGTGAGGAGGTTGCCCGTGATAACGTTACTCAAGCAGAAGTGGATCGTATTACAAACCACATTGACCAACGCTTTAACAAGCTTGAAGCAAAAATTGACCAGCTTATTCAAGCGGGGAAATGATGCCGAGCAAAAGTAAAGCGCAACACAATTTCATGGCGGCAGTAGCGCACAATCCTGCGTTTGCCAAGAAAGCAGGCGTTCCACAATCTGTGGGCAAAGAGTTCAACAAAGCCGATAAAGGCAAAACTTTTAAACAAGGTGGCGATATGAAAAAAATGAATATGGGTGGATATGCAGACGGCGGCATGCCTATGGTCAACAAAGGCGGCAAAATGGTTCCTAGCTTTGCTGCTGACGGCAAGGGCAAAATGGCTAAAGGTGGCATTGCTACTTCTTTGAAAGCTCACGCTGCGGCTCCCGCTTCTAAAGCACACGGCATGAAAAAAGGCGGTATGGCTGCTTCTAAGATGGGCGCTGTTAAAACTGGTAAAACACCAGATGGCATTGCTACCAAAGGTAAAACTAAGGGAACAATGATTGCCATGAAAAATGGTGGGAAGTGCTGAGCTATGAAAAAATACGCTGATGGCGGTATCTATACCGCTGAGATGGGTAAGCCTCCAATGAATCCTGAAAGCGCACCGGCTGCTAAAAAGCCTATGCCTAAAGCACCTAAGAAACCTGTACCTAAAGATACAGTGTTCCGTGAAGGTATGCCTGTGCCCCAAGACATTGACGGTAGATCTGTCAAAAGAATGGCCAAAGGCGGCTCAGCTTCTAGCCGTGCTGATGGTTGTATTACCAAAGGTAAAACCAAAGGCACAATGATTACTATGCGTAACGGCGGAATGTGTTGATATGTTAGCAAGCCGTGGAATGGGAGCCATCTCCCCAAGCAAAATGCCCAAAGGTGCAAAGAAAGCACGTAAGGACAATACTGATTTTACGCAGTATGCGGATGGCGGGCCTGTTGGCCTATATGCCAACATCAACGCTAAGAAAAAGCGTATCGCAGCGGGTTCCAAAGAGAAGATGCGTAAGCCCGGCTCTAAAGGTGCGCCTACTGCACAGGCTTTTATTAACTCTGCAAAAACAGCGCAGAAAAATTAAAAGTTTTCTAGGATTAATATGACCACTACCGGCTCAACCCTATTCAATATGGATTTCACGGAGATCGCTGAAGAGGCGTGGGAGCGGGCTGGTCGTGAAATGCGTTCTGGTTATGATCTTAGAACTGCTCGGCGGTCGATGAATCTGATGACCATTGAGTGGCAATCCAAGGGTATCAACATGTGGACGATGGAGCAGGGGATCATTAACTTGACCCCCGGCTTGGCTACGTATGCACTACCTACAGATACGATTGATTTGTTAGAACATGTTATCCGTACTGGATCTAATACAGCTTCTACTCAAGCTGATTTGACTATTACACGTATTAGTGTTTCTACTTATGCAACCATACCAAACAAGTTACAACAGGCGAGACCGATTCAAGTATGGATCCAGCGGTTATCTGGTGAGACAAATCCTACAAATGCTGTACTTGATGGTGCTCTTACCTCTACAGACACTACGATCACGCTTAGCACGGTGGTTGGACTAGCTGGATCTGGATTTATCCGGCTAGGTACTGAAGATATTTACTACACTTATGTATCAGGGAATACCCTTGGTGGTGTATTCCGTGGGCAGAATAACACGACAGCCGCTGCTCAAGCAGATGGTACTGCGGTGTTTGTGCCACAACTTCCTTCGGTAACTGTGTGGCCTACGCCAGATAACAGCACACCTTACCAATTTGTTTACTACCGACTGCGTAGAGTTCAGGATGCTGGCGCTGGTATTGAAACAGCCGACATGAACTTCCGCTTCCTGCCTTGTTTGGTAGCTGGTTTGGCGTACCACATTGCTATTAAAGTGCCTGAATTGATGCCTCGCATTCAGATGCTTAAACAGATTTACGATGAAACTTTTGAGATTGCCGCTGGTGAAGACCGCGAGAAAGCAGCGATTAGGTTTGTTCCTCGTCAGATGTTTATTGGTAGCACGTAATGGGAAATAGGTTTGCATCCGGCAAGATAGCGATTGCTGAATGTGATCGCTGTGGGCAACAGTATCAATTGAAGGCGCTTAAGACTGAGATCATTAAGCAGCGTAAATATCAGTTGTTGGTATGTCCAGAATGTTGGGATCCAGATCAGCCACAGTTGATGTTAGGAACGTTTCCTGTGGACGATCCACAAGCTTTGCGTAACCCACGTAAAGACACAACGTATGTTACTTCAGGCGTTAATGCTGCTGGTAATTTATCGGGTGGTTCGCGGAACATTCAATGGGGCTGGAATCCAGTAGGTGGAGCCAGTTTAAATGATGCAGGATTGACACCAAACTACTTGGTGGCAACGACATTTGTTGGTACAGTTACAGTATCTTAAGGAGATTAAAATGGCATATACAAAATCAGCCGACGGCATTGCTAAAAAGGGTAAGACTGAGGGTAAAAACCTTGGTGATAGTGGCCCTGTTGCTGCCATGATGCACGGCGGAAAAGGCAAAGGTAAGGGTAAAACCAATGCCGATATGAAGACTATGGGTCGTAACTTGGCAAAGATTGCCGCACAGAAACGAGGTTAATCATGGCTACATTTAGCAAAAAAATGATGGGTAAAGAAGTTGGCGATGCCAAGGTCTATGCCACACCACACACAATGACTGGCAAAGTTGTTAAAGCTACTGACAACCCCGGTTCTGGCCCTGACCACAGTGATGCCAATACAGTCAATATGTCTGTAGGTAACATTAATCGTCGTCCTCAGCCGGCAACTAAAACAACTGGCATCAAGATGCGTGGTGCAGGCGCGGCGACTAAAGGTGTTATGTCACGAGGCCCAATGGCCTAAAGGTTACTTATGCCAATGACTTACGCTCAACTTGTTGCTGCTGTAGTTGACTACACGCAGAACACGTTTGACACGACTGCAATCAATACAATGATTAAGCAGGCGGAGCAGCGCATCTATAACACGGTGCAGATTGCTAACTTGCGTAAGAACGTGACAGGTGTATTAGCAACTGGTAATAAGTACTTGGCTTGTCCAGAAGACTTTTTGTCAACATACAGTCTGGCCATATACCCATATAACACTACTACGGCCACCGGAACTGCTGGTCAAAAGACCATTGTTGTGGCTAGTGCAACAGGTATTGCGGCGGGACAGCAAGTCACTGGTACAAACATCGGTACTAACGCCATTGTTCGTAGCATTAGCGGAACGACAGTTACTTTAACTGTTGCTAATAGCGGTACGGTGAACGGTGCTGTTGTGTTCCAAGGTGACTATCTTTATTTATTGAATAAAGATGTGAACTTTATCCGCGAAGCTTATCCATTAAGTGCAGTAGCTTCTGAGCCTAAGCACTATGCAATCTTTGGCCCGCAGTCAGCTAACGTCAATGAGTTGTCGTTTATTCTTGGCCCTACGCCGAATGCTAACTATTACGCCGAACTGCATTACTACTACTATCCAGAATCTATTGTTACTGCCTTGACTACGTGGTTGGGTGATAACTTTGACTCAGCATTGCTGTATGGCACTTTGTCTGAGGCTGGAACTTACATGAAGAGCGCACCGGAAGACGGCATGTATAAACTGTACCAAGAACGGTACGTTCAGGCTATTGCACTCCTCAAGAACTTGGGTGATGGCAAGCAACGTGCGGATGCTTATCGTGATGGTCAGGTTAGGGTTGCAGTATCATGAGTAGTATTGTCCAAACCCAAACGACTAGCTTTAAAACAGAGCTATATACAGGCGTTCATAACCTATCTACCAATACGTTAAAGATCGCCCTGTACACGGCCAATGCTGATTTAAACGAAGCAACTACTGCGTATTCTTCTGTAAATGAAGTTAGTGGGGGTGGTTATACCCTTGGTGGCGTAACGCTGACAGGCGTAACCATTAGTTCTTCTGGATATACAGCTTACGTAGACTTTGCTGATGTGGTATTTAACGCATCCGTAACGGCCCGTTGTGCACTAATTTATAACGATACCGTTGTCGGTAAACCATCTATTGCTGTGTTGGACTTTGGGTCTGACAAAACATCTACCAATTTCACCATCACAATGCCTGCTAACACAGCGACAGCAGCATTGATTCGTTCTTCCAATTAAGGAGCTTCCCATGACTATGGACAAAATCACCGCTACAGATAAAGTGGAAGCGGTTACTAAATACAACACAATGCCTTCCGATACTATGGGTATTGGAGGCCATTACACGGCTGTGTGCTACAGCGTTGATGGCTTTATTAAGTGGACTGATGAAATTGAAAATATTGTCACAACCGTAGGCCGTAACTTTACTTTAGATACTGCCTTTGGTAACACCGCTGGT